TGGCCTGCTATGCGTAAAAGTTGGGAAGCATTTATCATTGATTATAATGTATGCTTGGCCACTTTGAGATCAGAAGAAGATGAAGATGATATTCCATTTTGAGGAACCAGTATGAAGATAGGCAGTAAGTGGTATGGCAGTAATGGAGATCTATTCGAAATAGATGACATACGTGACATCAATGGTGAAACATGGGTTTTCTATACTAATACTTTTACTATGAAAACATTTAGTTGTCTTACCTCTGCATTTGAATTACGATTTAAACAAATTTTGTAATTTGTTGGTCATCATTATTGGTACATGCTAACATTTTACAAACAGTAGGTGATGTCCTTAATTGAAACGAATTATCCCATATATTTCCCAAATGAGTATTATTACATGCACTTCCTGATACCCAACCGTCATGTGTGATATACAACCGTTCTATACCTGTGTTACACAATTTACCTAGATATACAGGACTTTCTTGTACTATTTGCTCATTCCGTTCAGCATATGTTGTTTCTTTATGCTTGATATTTTCTTCAACTAATTCTTCACCTCTCATTATTCTCAATTGTTCATCAGTGTAATCGTATAACCCTCTAACTTGACTAGAATCTTTATATAGTTGATTTTTTCCTACAACGATGCCATATTGTTGCTCAATTTTTAGACATCTTTCTATATCCCAATCGAAAAAATCAGGCCTAATAGGAACCATAACATTAATTGATTTTGATTTTTTAACAAAAATATCTAAAATATATTTTATAAGACTTTCTTTTTGCCAATAATGATAGGTTAAATTAAGATGATCTATATTAGGTTCTACCGCCCACCAGTCCAGCCATATTCTTCCACCATTTGAATTTAAAGTTATTTTACCATTATTTTCTTTACAATATTTCAACATTTGAGGGAAATCGTGCATCTCCAATGGTTCACCTCCATCGAATGTCCATTCAATCATTCTATCTAAACTATTGAAATGTTCAACAATTCTTGTGAGAACATTCATATAATCTTGAATGTGTCTAGGTTCAGGGCCTCCCCAAAATTGTACAGGGCAATATGAACATTCTGCTCTACAATGGCTATGAAGATTCCATAAAATTTTGGTTGTTTGCATGTTTGACAAATCCTAAATAATAATATATATTTACAAAAGGAGATAAAAATGATACCTTGGCCGAACGGAATTAGAACAAACATATATTCGTCTAGATACGAAAAATTGATTTTATTTGCTAAAAACAGAATTTTTCCAGAAAATTCTTACGGAGAAGTTCATCATATTCTCCCTATAAGTCTCGGGGGCGAGGACACAACTGATAACAAAGTTAAGTTATATCCTAGAGAACATTATCTAGCACATTTGCTGTTATGGAAAATGGATATGCTTCCAAAAATGCACAATAAAATGTCAATGGCGTTGCACGTAATGATTAATGGTTCAGGAAATAAAAAACAAAAAAGAAATTACATTGTATCTTCAAAAATCTATGAAAAAGTAAGAGAATCCTATATCATTGCAATGAAAAAACATTTTGCTGAACATGGGGGCACATTTAAAGGAAAAAAACACACGCCCGAATCTATAAAAAAAATTAAAGAAGCAAATCATAGAACAAAAGAATACAGGCAGGCTTACATGTTAGGTGAAAAAAATCCGTGGCGAGGGAAACACCATTCAGAAGAAACTAAAAAAATAATGTCAGAAAAAAATAAAAATTGGTGGACAGAAGATAATAAACAATTAAAAGCAAAATTGATGAAAATTCGATGGGAAAATGAAGATTGGAAAAAAGAGTTTTTAGAAAAAAGACATAATAGCCAAGGTTGGAAAAATAGAAACTTTTTAGAATCTGGTAGAAAATCTGCTCAAACCAAAAAACTAAATGGATGGAAACATTCTAAAGAATCGATAGAAAAAATGAAATTAACTAGAAAGAATAAAATAGCATCCGGTGAAATAATTTCCTGGAACAAAGGCAAAAAAATGCCTTCAACTTATATACATCCGATGAGTAAATTATGGGAAATAATAGATCCTTTAGGTAATAAACATATAGTACATGGAAAACTTCATCAATTTTGTAAAGATCAAAATATAGGATATGACTCTTTAAGAAATCTAGTGAAAGGTCAAAAAGGACGTAATAAACTTTTTAATCTAGGTTGGCAGGCAAAAATAATAAACAGTCAGGAATAAATATGTCAAAATTAAAAGTATCAGAATTATTTTACAGTGTTCAAGGTGAAGGACGCTATATGGGTGTACCCAGTGTGTTCCTACGTGTATTTGGTTGTAACTTTACCTGTGACGGGTTTGGTATGCCACGTGGCGAGAAATCTAACGAACGAAATGAAATAGCCAACCGCATTGTAGAATTTAAAACTTACAAAGACTTACCATTAGTTCATTCAGGTTGTGATAGTTATGCCAGTTGGGATCCGCGATTTAAGGACTTTAGTCCTGTATTGGAAACTGATGCCATTGTAGATGCTATTATGGAAATGTTACCCTACAAGCGTTGGATGAGGGAACATCTTGTAATTACAGGCGGAGAACCCTTGTTAGGTTGGCAACGTAGTTATCCAGACTTGTTAGATCACCCCAAGATGCAGGATCTAAAAGAAATCACATTTGAGACCAATGGAACTCAAAAACTCTTACCAGATTTCAAACGTAGGTTAATTGCTTGGATTAACCAACGTGAGGCAAATACCAATATTATAACCTTCTCAGTCAGTGCCAAACTTCCTTCCAGCGGTGAGAAATGGGAAGAAGCGATCAAACCAGAAGTAGTATGTGAATATGAAGAAATCGGTTGGACCTATCTTAAGTTCGTAGTAGCCACAGAGCAAGATGTTCACGATGCTCTACGTGCCACAATGGAATACAGAGATGCTGGATTTGAGGGAGAAGTCTATCTCATGCCGGTCGGTGGTGTAGAAAGTGTCTACAGCCTAAATAATAAGAATGTAGCATTGGCCTGTATGAAACATGGACTAAGATACAGTGATAGGCTACAAGTTCCCTTGTTTAAGAACGAGTGGGGGACATGACACAACCGTTAGATATTCCAGAATTTGTCAAAGTATATTTCCTTGTAAAACAGGATGGTATGAGTTTCACTCCTACTGGTTATACTTCAGGAAACTATTTAGGAACAGGATTTTATCTAACAAGAGTAGAAGCAGAACATAATAGAACAATGGAATATCTAAAAGAAACAGGTTCCCAAACACATATTCATATATTTGAATTAGATGTTCCCAACCCAGCATATAAACATGAAAAAACTACTTAGAAAAATTTTTGGTATAGAAGAGATGGAAAAGGCCATTGCCGAAACTATTCAACGTCAAATGGAAGCAGAACAGGCTATTCGAGCAGCAGAAGAAGAAAAAAATCGTCTTTTAGAAATAGCGAACAAAGAACTTGCAGAAGCAGAAGAAGCCAAACGATTGGCTAAATTGACACCAAAAGAACTAGCAACAGAAAAGAAAGAACCTTGGATCCAGGTGTTAGAAACCCATGTTAATAAAGATAATTTAAAAAATGGATTTTTTGAACTTGACTGGAATGAATACTTTGTGCTACAATTGCGTGAAGCAGGCTACAAAGGTGATTCAGATGAAGAAATCGTCGATGCTTGGTTCAGTGAACTTTGTCGTAATGTTGGGGCAGAATCTGGTGTAGATATGGAACGCCGTGGTTCTGGTTATGTTAATCGTGCTCTCCGTGATGACGGAAAAACAGAGGTTTCATGACTTATATTTTAGTTGATACAGCAAATACATTCTTCCGTGCTCGACACGTAGTTCGAGGGAATCTCGAAGATAAAGTCGGTATGAGCATACATACTATTCTTAGTAGTGTTCGCAAGGCATGGAAGGATTTTAATGGTAGTCATGTTGTATTTGCCTTAGAGGGACGTTCTTGGCGTAAGGACCATTATGCTCCATACAAACGAAACCGTTCAGATGCTCGTGCTGCCCTAAGTCCACGTGAAGCAGAAGAAGATCGTGTGTTTTGGGAAACATTTGATCAATTTAAAGAGTTTATCACAGACAAGACCAATACCACAGTTCTACATCATCCACAACTCGAAGCAGATGATCTCATTGCCGGCTGGATTGACCTTCACCCAAATGATCATCATGTTATCATATCTACAGATGGTGACTTTGCTCAATTAATTGCGCCTAATGTCAAGCAATATAATGGTGTAAGTGGTGTAACAACTACACATGAAGGATACTTTGACGAAAAAGGCAAGCCTGTAAAAGATAAGAAAACAGGTGAAGTCAAGACTGCCCCAGATCCAGAATGGCTGTTGTTTGAAAAGTGTATGCGTGGTGATACCAGTGATAACATCTTCTCCGCCTTTCCGGGTGTACGTGAAAAGGGTTCAAAGAACAAAGTAGGATTAAGAGAAGCATTTGCTGATAGAAACAGCAAAGGATGGGCTTGGAATAATCTCATGCTACAACGTTGGACAGATCACGAAGGGCAAGAACAACGTGTTAAAGAATGTTACGAAAGAAATAAATTACTCTGCGATCTTAGATCACAACCGACTGAGGTTCGAGATCTTATGTTTGACGTAATAAATGAAACAATTAATCAAAATAAAAATATTCCACAAGTTGGCATAAGATTACTTAAATTTTGTGCCACATACGATTTACAAAAAATTAGCGAACAAATTCAAAGTTATGCGGAGCCATTAAATGCAAGATATGTCTGTTAGAATCGAAACAAAAGAACTCATTCCAGATAAAGAATGGATCATTAAAAATGGTAGAGAAAAAATAGGTTCTATCCAAAAAAACAAAAGGGGTTATATTTTAACAAAACAAGGACAGAAATTATTAGTTAAAAACTTAGGTGAATATGGTATAGAATTACCACAGAAAAAATTAGAATCTAGTATCTCAATACCAGATCAAATATATGATTACCCTTGTAGTTCAAAACCGTTTGATCCAATCTTTAATATAAAGAAAAAATTACCAATTTTTACAAAAAGTAAAAAAAGTAAAAGTCAATTCTGTGCAGGATACTATATAATTCAATTTCGAAAAGGTTGGGTTAAAAGTTTTTGTCCTAAACTTATTACACTAGAACGGTATTCCTACAAAGGCCCTTTTAAAACTGAATTAGAAATGAAATCTGAATTGAATAAAATTAACAAACTATGAAACCTCTTAATACATATCCGATTGAAGATTTTTTAGAAAAAGCCAAAATTCTTATCAAATCAAATCAAAAAAATCTAACGCTTTCTCAAAAAGAAGTAAGTGACCTAGCATCTAGCATAAGTGCCGTAATGGCTAGGTTAGTAGGCAATATGGATAGTCAACCTAAAGCACCAGAATCTATATCCATAAAAATGGACGGTGGCAGATTTTAAAATTTGATAAATATATACGCATATTTGGAGAGCGTATATTGTGAGTAGACCTAAACCTCAAATACTTTTAGAAATAACAAATAAAAAAAATTATAAAACAGATCAAATTTTAGATGCAGAAGCGATATGGGCAGTCTTTTACAAAGATAAACCTATTAATTTAAAAACTACCACAGGTATAGTCTCCCAACAAATTGGTCCGAAATATAAAAAAGTCAGTTTCTCAAATGCAGGACATGCCTTTAATTTAGCAGAAAAACTCAACAAACAATTTAATACCAAAGATTTTTCTGTGTTTAAATTAACCACAGGCGAAAAGCTTGTAGATGAACCAAAAAACTAAAATTACCGAATATGTTATGAGAGAACTAGGTGTAGAACCTAGCCCTAAAAATATAAAAACCTACACCAAAATCTGGTGGCAGAGTACTAGAAATAAATCAAAAGGTGGATTTTGGTTAACTCCACTAGGTTTCGAAGCCCTTAAAAAGGCAGATATTAAATTTTACCATATTAAGTTTGAAAAAGAAATCGAAGTATTCGAAAACAAATTTATAATTTGGTTAGACAATACCATTGATTGCCCATTTTATCTAAATAAAAAAGAAATATTTGTGTTTGGTGAAAAGACTGCTGTTCAAATGGTTTTATTTTCTGGGAACCTAAAACTGTGGCATAAATCACACACTAGAAATAAAGAAAAAACTAGTTGACAAAACACTAATACCTCACTATAATAGAGACTCGTAAACAAATTTTTGTAGTATAACTTTATAGAGAGATATAAATGGCAAAAGAAATGTCCGCAAATCGCACTGTTACCCCAAATGGTGCCAAGGCTTCTATCCGTAAAGCAATGAGCAAGAAGCGTCCAATCTTCATGTGGGGCCCCCCAGGTATTGGCAAGTCAGACATTGTCAAACAGATTGGTTCTGAACAGGATCGTGAGGTTATTGACGTTCGTTTGAGTCTTTGGGAACCTACTGACATCAAAGGTATCCCATATTACAACAGTCAAGCCAATACTATGACTTGGGCTCCTCCTTCGGAGCTTCCCTCAGATCCGGATAGTAAGGCTATCTTGTTTTTAGATGAACTCAACTCTGCGGCTCCGGCTACTCAGGCTGCCGCTTACCAGCTCATTCTTAACCGTCGTGTAGGCACGTATCGTTTGCCAGATGGTGTAGACATTGTGGCTGCTGGTAACCGTGAAGCGGACAAGGGTGTAACTTATCGTATGCCTGCTCCGTTGGCTAACCGTTTCATCCATTTGGAACTTGCTGTAGACTTTGAAGATTGGCTTCAGTGGGCTACTGCCAATCGTATTCATGAACAGGTTGTAGGCTATGTTGGTTTTGCCAAACAGGATCTCTATGACTTTGACCCAAAGAGTGCAAGCCGCTCGTTTGCTACTCCACGTTCGTGGTCATTTGTAAGCGATCTTTTGGAAGATGATGACATCAGTGACACCACCCTTACTGATTTGGTATCCGGTGCTGTAGGTGAAGGGCTTGCTGTGAAGTTTATGGCACACCGTAAGGTTGCCAAACAAATGCCCAAACCAGAAGATATCCTTAGTGGTAAGGTAAAAGAGTTCTCTGTAAAAGAGATCTCGGCAATGTATTCTTTGACTATCAGTATGTGTTATGAACTCCAAGAGGCAGACAAGAAGAAAGTCAAAGGTTGGGATAATATGGCAGATAACTTCTTTGGTTTTATGATGGATAATTTCCCAACTGAGTTAGTTGTTATGGGTGCCAAAGTTGCCTTAACTAACTATGCTTTACCGTTTGATGCTTCAAAATTGAAGAACTTCGATCGCTTCCACGACAAGTATGGCAAGTATATTATCCAAGCAATGGAAGGTTAAAAAGGGCCCGCAAGGGCCTTTTTTGCTTGCTCTTAAAGCAAAGTGAATATATAATATGTGTATAGTAAAACAACGGAGAAATATATGACTTCAGTGATGAAAGGTTCTAAAATATCAAAGCCCAAGTGGGAAGGTAAGACTTTTACTGCTCAAGAGCAGGCTAAAATTGTTGACAAATTGGTAACTGCTCGTGTAGGTTTGTTACTGCGTCATCCGTTTTTTGGCAATTTAGCCACTCGTATGAAGATGATTGAAGCCAGCGATTGGTGCCAAACTTTAGCCACTGATGGCAGAAACTTCTACTACAATAATGGCTTTGTAAACGAACTCAGTCCAAAAGAATGCGAGTTTGGCTTTGCCCATGAAGTCCTACATAACATCTTCGATCATATGGGACGTCGTGAAGGTCGTGATCCCAAATTAGCCAACATTGCCGCTGACTATGCTGCCAACCAAATTCTTAAAGATGAAAAAATTGGCACGGTTCCAAGTTGGATTAGGATCTTCCAAGATGACAAATATCGTGGAAAATCTTATGAAGAAATCTATGCCATTCTATATGCTGGGGCGGAGAAAATCCATCCGGAAGACTTGGGTGAATTGTTAGACGATCACCTCGACGATGAGGACGGTGATGATGGTGGTGATTGTGAGGACGGCGATAAACCTGGTAAGGGCAAGCGTCCTCGTTTGAGTAAGGCAGAACGCCAGCAGATCCGTGATGAGATCAAAGAGGCTATGATCGCCGCTGCGCAGAGTGCCGGTGCAGGTAAAGTTCCGGCAGGAATCCAGCGTATGATCAAAGACTTAACCGAGCCTAAAATGGATTGGCGGCAAATGCTACGTATGAATATCCAAAGCCTTATCAAAAGTGACTTTAGTTTTAATCGTCCAAATCGTCGTAGTCAGCACACCGGTGCTGTATTGCCTGGACTTATGAATGAGGAAACTATAGATATCAGTGTTGGCATCGATATGAGCGGTAGTATCGGTGATCATCAAGCCAAAGACTTCATTAGTGAGGTCAAGGGTATTATGGATGAATACAGAGACTTTAAAATTAACCTTTGGTGTTTTGATACAGAAGTTTACAATTACGCAGAATTTACTGGAGATACCAAAGACGATCTTTTAGATTATAAAATTAAAGGTGGCGGAGGCACTGATTTCGAAGCCAATTACAATTTTATGAAAGAAGAGGGTATAACTCCAAAACGCTTTATCATGTTTACAGATGGCTATCCCTGTGGTAGTTGGGGTGATGAGGATTACTGTGATACCTTGTTTATTATTCACGGCGATGAGTCCATTGTTCCTCCATTTGGTCAGTACGCCTATTACAAATGAGTTTGAATAGAGGAGAACTAAATCCATTAGATGTTCTGGGCTTGAGGAAATTAAACTTCATCCCAGAACACTTTGCTACTTTAGAATTAGAAACAGGCTATTTAGATATCAAAAAAATAGACCAATGGATTAACTACCACTTAAATAGTAGATATGCAATTGAGCATACTATAACACTGGATAAGACAACAAAAAAAGTTACACAAATAACTGTAATTGGGTTAGAAGATCCTAAAGAAATTACCATGTTAAGTATAGGGTGCCAATTTTTACATAAAAAATAGGAGAAAAAATGGAAAATCAAGAACAAATGACAGAAGGTAATGATGGTGCAGTAACTCCAGAACTAACTGTAAACGATCTTAATAATATCAAACAGGTGTTAGAAGCAGCAGTAAGACGCGGTGCTTTCCAGGCCGGAGAACTGTCAAGTGTAGGTGCCGCTTATGACAAACTAAGCACATTTTTGCAAGCAATCGCATCTCAATCTAAACAAGAAAACAAATAAGGAGTTCCCATGAAACATGTGGGCAAAATGAAGAATAATTCTGCTAGACTAGCTGTAGTTTACAGAACTTTACCAAACGATGCTACCAATGCATTAGTCGTTGGTACACAAGGGTTACCTGATAGTCATCATGACTCACTGATGAGTTTAATTGAAAGTGATTCAGGGCAACAAGCGTATGAACTTGCTGAAGTCTTAGCAACAAGACGATTCCCAGATGGAAGTGTAATGCTAGCGTATCTTCATACCAACGGACATCTTAAAAAAGTACCTACCAATATGGTATTAATGACTCCGAACTCAGTAACACAAGTCCCTTTAGACCAATTAAATGAATTAATTGCTAAAGACAGAGGTGTTAGTGTATCAGAGTTAGCACTTCGAGAAGATGGCTCTCTAAAAGAATCAGAAAAACAAGATACTAAATCTATTGTTCCACCTGCTGATTCTCAAGAAAATAAAAAATTAGTAGAAGATGCACCTTATCATCCTGGGTATGAAGGAGCAGTAGTTCAACCAAATGAGCCTGTTACCGCAGCAGACCTTAGATCAATGGCTGATAAGTTGTTCAAAGAAGCACAGGCCCTAAGAAGAAAAGCCGAAGAAATGGAACCCCCTAAGCCTAAAAAAACACAATCTTCAAAGAAAACAAAATCTGTAGATGAACAAGTCTGAAATAGAATACCTGAATGCTCTTAGATCTATTTTAGAAACAGGAGAAAGTAGAGACGATCGCACGGGAACCGGAACGCTATCTAAGTTTGGCATACAGATGCGTTTTAATTTAGAAGAGGGGTTCCCTGCTATTACCACTAAAAAACTTGCATGGAAATCAGTGGTAAGTGAACTCTTGTGGTTCATTGAGGGCAGCGGAGATGAATTTCGATTGCGTGAATTACTGCACGGTGATCGATATTCTGATAAAAGAACAATCTGGACAGATAATGCTCAAGCATCTTATTGGACAAGCAAAAGATTGCAACGCCACCCGGGAGACTTAGGTAGAATCTATGGTGTTCAATGGCGGCGTTGGCGCAAACCTCTCATCAGGATTAATAAAGTAGTTCTTCAAAATCATGATCAATTAATTGACTTAGTTGATGGTTTAAAGAAAGATCCTTATAGCAGAAGGCATATAATTACAGCATGGAATCCAGGTGAATTAGACATTATGGCATTACCCCCATGTCATATGATGAGCCAGTTTTATGTTACTAAAGATAAAAAACTAAGTTGTCATATGTACCAACGCAGTGCAGACATGTTTCTTGGAGTGCCATTTAACATAGCCAGTTATGCGCTATTCACACATTTATTATCTCAAGTATGCGGCCTAGGGGTTAAAGAATTAGTTATATCCTTTGGAGATGCACACATATATAAAAATCATGTGAAGCAAGTTCAAGAGCAATTATCTAGAAAACCTCTAAAAATGCCTATACTGAATCTAAATAAAGAAATATCAGACATTACAAAATTTACAATGTCTGATATTGAATTAATTGATTACAATTGTCACGATGCCATTAAGGCGGAGATGGCTGTTTAAAAAACCATAACCTCAACTACGCCTTGCCCTTCGGAATGATGGCTTTCTAAAGCCTTAGCAAATACAGCATTTGGACTGTCTGTTTTTTCGAAGGCTCTCCCATGCCCAGGAATCTTACTGGTAACAAGTAGTTCACCCTTATGAACTCTACCAGTAACCCTACACGGAACTCTTCCTTTTAAGGCAATAAACGGATGAGTTGATTGGTCGCCTGCACCTTCATTCATCCTATAAGCAGGCTTTGTACTTACTATTCCCGCCACACTGACATCTGCATCATTCTTAGAAATAGTAACGTCAAATTTTCCACCGATAACCAGCACTGTGCCTTCTGCATATGGCCCATCGGCATGATATCTTTCAGCAATATCACTATAAAGAGCAGCAGATGCTGTTACTTTTAAAATATTTGTATTTGGATTATATAGTAATCCTGCTGTAGAACTACTTACAAATACCTGAGGCGTACTAGTGCTTGTTGACAAAAATGGAACATAAAAATCTGTGTTAGCGTTGGTGGTTGTGAAATTAAAACTTAACGCAGATTTAGCGTAGGTAGCAGTATCAGCTGTAAGGGCCTCTGCAGCCGTTCCCCAAAAATAATATCCTGATAACTTAGTTGATCCTGTATCAGGATTGGCACCTGTTAATGTAATCCCTCTCTTAATATAATTAGTTAATCCTGCTACGGGATAACTATCACTTGACGGTGAACTAGAAACAGCATATTCATTATTGCTAACAATGGCTACAACTTGATCATCGCTACCTATTACCGCTTTAATATTATATAAAGATGCTCCTTGGGTTCCAATAGATGAACTTATTTCGTAAGATCCTTTCCAAGAAGCAATTAAATCATTTGAACTAGGTGGTCCTACTAATACAAAATTATTTCCATTATAAACATATATCTGTTGATTTGTATTATCATACCACAAATCTCCCTGATAATAAGTCTTTGTCTCAGAAGGGTCTGTTTCTGAAATATCTAAATTTGCAAGTCCTTTCCAACTTGCACCATTGTATAAATTGATTCTGTTATTGTTAGAATCATACCATAACTGACCTTCAATAGGCTTCGATGGTTCAGTTGAATTAGAAAAATTTTCTAAAAGTTTTAAGAAATTTTCATTTTGTATTTCACCGTATCCGGCGTAATTTCTTCCTAAAAAAGTTAAATCTGTAGTAGTGTCAAGACTAGCATCTTGAACTATTGCTACAACTGATCCATTAGTTTTATTTAAAATATATGCCATTATGATAATCTCACTACATTTGTCCAGGTATTTACTATGGCAGTATATGCTGAAGTCTTTGAATATTTTTCATAGGCTTCCCAAGCACGTACACCGGTAACCCTTTCTTCTAACCTATAATGGCGAACTTCTGTAGCAGTAAAAGTTCCGCTGGTTAATACTACCTTGACTTCTGACAATAAATTAGTTATGGTAGAAGAAGTTGAAAATAGATAAGGAAGTAATTCTAATCTTACAAAATTATTAGTAGCAGTATAAGTTGCAGTAAAAGACCCCAACCATCCAGAATTATAAGCAGTAGTAAATCCTCTGTAAGGAGTAAGAGTATTACCCCCTACAAAAATATCTCCACTTACCTTAAGATTTTTAACAACAGTTAATGTGTTTATAACTGTTGTTCCCTCGTTAATTATTCCACCAGTACTAGTATTAAGATAATATTGAGATGTTGCTGCATCTGCGGTAAATGTACCAGAAGAGAAAAATAAAACCGGCGATCCATAACTATAAGCAACCCCTACATTTTTTTGATTGCCTAGATCATCTGAAAATAGATAAGGAACATTTGGAGGTTCGATTCCGAATCTTCCTAAATTACCGTCTACTGCTGGCCCTACCACAGTAAATGTATTTTGATAATAGATTTTTAATTGCTTTTTAGTTGTATCAAACCAAAAATCTCCCTCAGTAGGTGTACCAGAAACGGCACTATCCACTGTTGGTTGTAAAGGAGGTTCCCAATTAGTACCGTTGTAAACCTTTAAAGTATTTTGAACTTTATCAAACCATAATTGCCCAATCTGAGGACTTAATGGTTGGGTATTATTAGCAAAATTTGTTAACAATTTAACAAAATTATTGTTAATTATCTCTCCGTAGTTGTTAACATTTTTACCAATTAATGAGACGCTTGTGGTTAGATCATCCACCTCACCATTAGGAATATTAACTAAAACCGAACCATCATTATTATATACAGTATAGGCCATATTATGTTTTGATTATGTAATAAAGAGCAGCGGGTCCTGAATATATAGTAGTCGCTGTTGTCATATCGGGAACTGCGAAAAACCCAGGGGGAGGACTTGGATGGTATTTGGTTTGAACAGCATCATACAACGCAGTAAAATAAGTTTGTGTATGAAATCTAGGAACACCCGGTGTTCCACTATTATTACATAATAACCATGCAGGTTTTCCATCCGGTTTCAATATAGATTCAACTGTTGAAGTATTCCCAGCGAACGGAATAATAGTTCCTGGCAAAACCAACCCAACTGTAACATCATTTAAAAAGTTTTGTTTGCTTATAACTTGAACCGACGAAGTTGTTAAACTTGTATTGCAAACTAACAATGAGTGAAATGCAGTAGCAGATGAGGTAGATACACTTTGTGTAAAGACATATGATGTTATAGTTGTTGTAAATTCAATATTTGCGCTTCCATCGAAGAGAACCGCGGTTCCTGTAACATGCCCCTTTAATCTTATCTCTCTCTTTGTTGCTAATTTTGTAGCAGTACCATTTAAATTGCCGTAAAATACTACTGTACTTGTTGGAGTACCCACTGATGATGCATAAATGGTCCTAAACTTACTTGTTGGAGTTCCTATATCATAAACATCATTCTTACCAGGTTCTATGATAATTCCCGCTGTTCCTGTAGATGTTCCAACAACTAATTTACCAGTTGATGTTGTTATTCCATTGACTCTTAAATTTTCATTTATAGTCACGTCTTTTGATAAATTGGTTTTGCCTTGAACATCCAATGCTGTTAAAATAGATTCATATATTGTTACTTTACCAGTGATATTTGTATTACCAAATACATCTAAAGGAGGACTGTTATCTGTTGTCGCAGTGTTGATTCCTATAGAACTGACTTTAGGATTAAAGGTTATAAATGAATAATCATTGATGCCAACTTTAAATTTTTTAGTTTGATCTGGAGAATTGAAATTTAAAGAGGCTCCGTCGGCATTATTGCTTTTGATTCTAATTTCATGATTATAATCAGGATTCAATATACTCAAGCCTTCGGATGAACTTATTTTTAAAGATCCAGTATGAACTTGAGATGTCGATGTTCTATTTTTTAATAAATCAGATGCCCTAATTGTAGAATTGGCAGAAACAATCAATGCTTCTGCCTTTTCGGCAACTCCATAATATTTTGCTTGATTTTTATTTGTTAAATTTACACCGACTTTGACATTAGTAAAACCATCTATTACCACTCTCGGAATAAAATCATTATTTGAAGTAATGGTAATAACTTTATTGTTAGCCCAATTTAGAATTACAGGATAAAATTGACCAGTGGTACTTTCTAAATAGGTAAACTCTGATCCAGATTTGTCTGCTCCTGAACTAGAATCTGGACCGACAACTTTCCATGTAGTCCCGTATCTAATTTTTAATTGAGCATTGTTTGTATCAACCCAAATATCACCGTCATAGATTACATCTTGATATTGTTCTGCTGGATCGTTAGGTTGTTGATATATTCCACTTGCAGGAGCCCATCTAGAACTAGTATCAGTTCCATCATTTACCCTTAATACCTTTTTATTAGAATCGCTTGTATCATACCATAACTGCCCTTGAATAGCATTATCTGGGGGATAAGGACTTGCAAAATTTTCTAAAAGTTTTAAAAAATTCTGTGCATAGGCAATGCCATAATTAACATATCCTGGACCTGCAAGAACTAAACTTGTATCGTAATCATTTACACCAGAACCACCGCTTGCTGATGGTACTACTACTGTTTCAGTTTTAAATGGACTACTAAATGTTAAAATGTAATTGCCTGCCATTTATCATGTTCCTGAACTTAGACTTTGTATTCTGACAGTATAATCAACTTGAATTAATCTGTTTAATGATTTTTGAACAGGGTGAAATATTACATGAGTTAAAAGAATACCCTGACCTGGACCTGCTGGTGAATAGGATCTTAATCCAATTTCATCAAATACATAAGAACTTTGATTGTTTGTTTCATTATCAAAGGCCAATTGATTAGATGGCTCTCCGAAATCAAGTAAACAACTAACTAGAATATCACTATAGAATGCACCTGCTCTATGCCTAACTTCCATATAATTTCTTGCTGGATCTGAATTTGTTGATCTTTTAGGATCAACACTTTTTGTATAAGTTTGACTATATAGGGTTGCTTCTGTTCCAATAGTGTTAGGAGTTCTATAGGTAATAATTCCAGTAGGATCGATGCTCGTCCCGCCATTACCAAAACACATCTCTCCTATAAATCCCGAATCCTGATTACTCATTGCACCTGCTAGAGCAATGCTGAAATTTTCGTAATGAATAGCATTACGCTTGTTGACGAATACTTCATTCGTAGAAGGATCAAATATTTTTAAATGTCCTTCTACATGAAATCCCATAAATTCTGTTTGATTTAACATAAATTATTATCCAATACGATATTTATCTTAAATTTAATCATCATTATAATTCAAGTTTAAGTACAGTTATAGTAGCAGTTATCGGTGTTACTGTTGAAGTGTTATTAGTTAACGTAATATATATTATGTTGGAAATTATAGGATCTGAGTTAAATCCTATTACACCAGGAGCAATAACTTTTGATAACGAACCAGAAGTGGTCACAACTTCAGTGATTAAATTTACATTGTTGGTAACAGTTGTTCCTACAGGTCTAGTTAAATCAGCCGATTGACTTGTTTGATCTGAATAGATCCTTACTCTAGCAGCATAATTTGTAGTTACTTTGGATAATACATAAGTTTTAAATCCAGAAATTACTGTTGTAGCAGTATCTCCCTCAACAATAGAAATAGTAGAAGTCGATAATCCAATTCTAGACGATATGAAAGATGTATCTGTTCCTGTAGAAATAACTCCTATAGTATTTCCTTGAGAATCAGTAAATGTATGTTTGTTACTTGAATATATATTTTCTCTATTAGATAAAACCAGTCTATTAGAAACTGTAGTTGTACCAGAATTGACTGTGGTAATAACTAATTTTGCTCCTGTACCAGTTGAACTATAACCTTCAAGAGCAACAAACTTTATTTCTCCACTAATTGTACCTGTATTGGTAATAGAGGCTGTATTTGCACTCATGCCTCTAAACTCTATTTTTCCTATAGTGTCGTTTATTAATAAAGCATTACGTCTACCAGATGTAGCACTTCGTCTGTTTCCTATTATGGTAATTACATTAGAACTCAACAAAGTTTGATTGTCTGCTCCGACTAAATCTTCAGGTACTACGCCATCAATAGAAAACCGTGTATTTAAAAATTTTAATTTTGTAGCACCTTCATGAGTAATTACAGTAGAATTAGATTTTATATAATTTTTATAACCGGACAGTCCTGAACCTAATAATATACTTGCAACAGGATAATTCCCTTCAGCATCCCAATCTTGTTTTAAATGTATTTTTTGAAAATCTTGATATCTATCAAGAATAATTCCATTAGGATGAGTAGCAATGTAAAAACCTGTTCCTACATTTGTACTTGAAGAAACTGTATCATTCCAATTTTCTGTGGCATAAAAAGTTAATCTACCAGAAAACTTTCCTCTCGAATCAGTCCAAGATCTTCCTGTGTATCCTCCTGATGCAACTGTTAATAAGTTGTTTCCACTAAGAGCAGGTGTAGGAAATTCATCATTGGCTCCCGCCAATTCACCTAAAACTACAGGATGAGCCGCTCCAGTAGAAATATAATTATTAGTATAACCTCTTATTAAAAATGTTGTATTTTTTGGAGGATTTTCATTTGTTAATAAGATATCCCCGTCAGCAAAATCATAACTTACAAGACCACCTATTTCTAAATTTTGTCTAATTTGTACATTGGTGAAAGATCCTAAAAAAGAAGCAACAGATGCAAATCTAGCATCACTAGTAGGAGTTAGAGATTGCCCTGTACCAAAAAAACTATTCTGCAAAGCAGGTAAGAGATCGGTATCAAACGTTAATCGTCTAGTTATTTTGAGTTGGTCATCTACTACAATAAAACTTGTTGTAGTATTATTAGGACCAAATCCTGTAACAAAAGGTAATTCAGTTATTCTAGTCATGTTTTAATACCTTCTCAATGTTGCACCCTTGTCTGTATAAATGTTATCCGATGGATCTAATGTTAATGGAACATTATTTGCATCTAACAATCTTGGATCTCCTCCGTAGAAATAAACATCCGGCAATTCTGCTTCTTTTTCTCTGATAAATTTAGACCTGTTATCATTACTTTCTAATAATGATTGGTTTTGATTCCAAACATATCCTTCTTTTTTAGTCAAATACAAGTGAACACCCGGTTCTAAGCGATCTCTTATATTTAATGTCAAATGTTGATAAAGTAAACTTACAGTAATTGTCGATTCTATACTAGAACCTGCTAGATTACTAAATCCAAAAACTGTTCCTGAAGTTTCCGAATAAATTGACGACCATACTACAGTAGATGTACCTAATGTACCTGTGGTACTTGTTAGAGTGTTGTTAGTTATAATAGAACTCGTAGTCCAATATGACGTAGTATTATTAGAATCAGTTAAGTGAAATGATACTTTAAATACTTCATCTCTCAAAAGATTAGGAATATTTCCGTAAACAGAAGTTGTTACAGTGCTTGTAACTAAACTTGTTGTTAAAACTTCAACTTCAAACTCTTTTGGTATTGTTAGAACATCATTAATCTTTTCATAATACTTTTGGTAACTGGCTTTTTTTAATTGGTGTCCACCGAAAAAAACGGTTACTTGATCAACTGGTAAAACTGATGTTGAGGTATTTAAAGTAATACCACGTTTTAAATTACTAGGAACAAAAGTTGTAGAAGTATCATTTACATCAAATACAGGAATAGTGTAAACCGAAGCAGTGTTTGTGATTGTTGAATAATAAAATTCTGTTTCCCAATATGGAATCGTTTGAAATATACCCTGGTCAATGACTTTTGTACCTTCATCAAGATAAAATGCAGGACTAGTTCCTAATGTTCCCCTTCTTAGATCTTGTAATTCGTCAAAATCCTGATTGAAAAATTCAATGCGCTCTCTATCTATCAATACAACTCCAGGTATATTACGAGATGGATTTGTTGGACTTAAAATTGTCGAATCGAAAACTTTTATTTTTGTATCATAAAATTTTGCGTTATCGGTTAAAAATGTTGTATGATAAGCAGATAAACGCTTAAAATGATCTCTCCCAAAGAAATCTTTGAAAATCCTATAACCGTATACTTTATTCATATATTCAGGATTTTTAATAGATGTAACCATAATTCTAGAAGAAGGACCTACAATTCCTGGAGCAATACGCAATGTTCTATTATCTGATAATACTTCAAAATCTGTTTTATGAATTATAGGAATTCCATCAACGTAGACCCAAACATAACTTTCATCTTGTACAGGATATTCTAATTGATACAAGTTTACTCCGTTTGGATCAAAAACTTCATTGTTCATAAACAATTGATCATGGTTATTAAATGTGGTTACTTTAACATTATTGTTAGATTTAGATTCTCTAAATTGTAATATATTTCCACTAATTACATAATCATAAGACGAACCGCCTAATGCCACAATAGAAATATACGTACCATCTGGGTATAAATTGGGAACTAACTCAATGGTCTTTGAACTTAAATTAAAATTAAAATCATAACCCGGTCTAATACGCACACCATTAGCATACACAAAAATATCGGCAGCAGTAATAGTGCTAAGATAATTTAAAGGTATTCCATTGTCTGATCTGTTATCAATATCAAAGACTCTATTGTCATTAGATTTAGTATAATTGCTGGTATATGGAGGTTCTAATCTTCTTCTAACCGTGCTCAATGACGAATTGCTTATTTCAACTAAAACCTTATCACTAAAGGGTTCCCAAGATCCAGGTGGATATGCCAAGTTAACATTTGATGTAGGTGTTATAATTTGAAAAACTTCCTCATTCATCTTGTTAAATTTAACATAAGGAGTGCTGAAAAACCATGCTTCAATAGTGTTAGACATCGATGTTGCAGTATTCAAATTATATACCTGAACTGATGCTCTATAACTATCGTTAAAATTTCGTTTCAAAGTATAATATGCTCCAGATGTCACAGTGCTACCTATCTCTTTACCGTTCAACATGACATAAACATATTCTACATCTTCATATGCAGCTAGACTTTCTACTATACCAGTGGATGTGCTAGAATTTCTAGGAATATCAATCGATTGCTGATCGATTAATCCTATACCTCCTATCCTAACAAATACATATTCGCCCTTCCCTGAAGTTGTTTGAGGTGGAATAATTAAATATCTACCGTCAATAAAGAATGTGTTAATTGATAAACTATTAGTCACAGTAGATCTATTAAATATTTGACCTCCATAGGTTACTCTTATTCCGGAATAAGCATCAGGGAACGTGGAAATTACAACAGTTGTAGTTTGGCCGGCAACAACATTAAAAACTCCTGCAACAACTGTAGCATATGAATCTGGGCCTTTGGTGTAAACGTTAATACCTAAACTATCGGCGGTATGTCCGGGAACAAGTTCTTCTGGAGCGAAACTAACACTAGGTGACATGAAAGCATCACCGTCAATTATTAAATCTTCAGGATTTACACCCAAGGCGTCCATTATAACGCCATTACTCCAAGTTCCCCCATCGTATGCGGTATCAATTCCAGCAGGATTAAAATCATCTGACCAGAATTCTATATTAGGATTCGTGAATACTGTGGCAGAAAAAATATAACATGTATTAGACGTTAAATTATTAACTTGTATTATTGCTCTTCCAGGAACAACAGTGTCGCTGGATAACGTATAATAAATCAAAGAGGGCGATGTGCTTGTAGTAATAACAGAATTATTGACCTTTACCACATGTTTACTAATTTCAGATAAAGGATTATCTGTAATAATTAAAACATTCCCGGATGTGTTAATTTGATCTATTATCTTCATAATTATTGTAAATCTCTAAAATCATTACCCTGCTCAGAATTTGCAAGAAATCCCCCTGGAGGTAATGGAGCAGCAGCCGATTGCTGCGAATTTAACGAAACATTATATGTTCCAGATGCAATTATATTTTGAGATGAATCTCCTATTTGAATTGTTAGATAGTAGGCTGCATAGCCTTCACCGTTCGTATCATATATAGCACGACCATACCAACCATTTGCAACATCAGCAGAATTTATGTACACCCAACTACCAATCACTGGAGCATACCCGTTTGTGGCAAAATAGTTTGTGTCTACAGTTGATCCAAATCCAGGCCCAGTAAATTCTGCCGTGTTTGTCCAGGTATCATATGGATCAACAATGGCTCTTACATAATAATTATTATAACTTATTGTTGCAGTATTGTTAGACCATATCTGTGTGGCAGGCGTTACTGATACACTGGATGGGTAAACAGTATAACTCGCATCACCAATCTCTATACTTATAGTTCCAGTGGTTCTAATTCTAACTTTTCCAAATGCCTCGGCACCGTCCGATGTCTTAGCAAAAATATTACTTGGTGATTGACCGAAATTAGCAACAACTTGATCTACAATTTCTATATCAACATAACTCTGTCCAGAAACCAATCCAATGAGGCTGACAGCATTTGTTAAACTAAATCTAAAGACATCATTTGGTTCGTAACTATCTCCCACAGTAGCAGTAAATGTAGTGGTAGCAATTTGTTTACCAGCATAAGGACCACTTCCACTGCTCAATATAAATGCGCCTGAATAACTAGAAGTTGTTAATTCTGTAATTGAAATTGAACCAGAAACTGTAGAAACTACAAACGGTAAAGATTGTCCAACTGCTAAATTACT